ATCCTGCGCGCCGGCGTAGTGTCGCCATAAGGAGAAACGAAAATGGCAGTCGGTGGAGTAATTACTACAGGCGCACACCCGAAGCTATTATGGCCGGGCGTGCACGGAATCTGGGGGCAGAAGTACTCTGAACACCCCCCGGAGTACCCGGATCTGTTCTCGGACGAGACGAGCAACATGGCCTATGAACAGGACGTCCAGGTGACGCCCTTTGGCCTAGCACCTCGGAAGTCCCAGGGTGGACCCATCACTTACGATTACGAGACTCAGGGTCCAGTGCAGACGTATCTGCACATCCCCTATGCCTTGGGCTGGATCGTTACGTTCGAGGAGCTGCGTGACAACCTGTACGAGAAGGTAGCGCGGAATCGCACAGCGGCAAATGCGTTCTCGATTCGTCAGACCTTGGAGACCCTGGCGGCGGCGGTTTATAACGACGCCTTTACCGGGGCGGTGTATCAGAACGCTAACGGGCAGAGTCTCTGCTCAACAGCGAACCCGAACACTACTGGCGGGACGTTCTCTAACGAGCTGAGCCCTGGGGCAGGTCTCCTCGAGGCGAGTCTTGAGGACATGTGCATCTTGATCATGGGTGCGACCGACGACCGAGGCAACAAGATCTCGATCATGCCGAGGTCGCTGATTATCGCCTGGCAGCAGTGGTTCAATGCGAACCGGCTGCTGAAGTCGGTGATGCAGCCCGGAACAGATAATAACGACATCAACGTCCTTCGCGCTACGAACGCCTTCCCGGAAGGCATCAAGATGAACCATTACCTATCGGCCCCGGATAGCTGGTTCACCCGCACCAATGCCGAGCACGGTATGATGATGTTCTGGCGGGATAAGCCGATCTTCGATCAGGACAACGACTTCGCGACGAAGAACGCCTTGGCCTCGACGTACTTCCGTGTCTCGTTCGGTAATACCGAGCCACGCGGGATCTACGGCAGTCAGGGACCTTGATAGGAGTGGTAGGTAGTTGATGGTATCGGGTTACGCCGTGTGACCCGATATCGTTTACCCCCATCTTTGGAGTAATCTTATGTCAGTAATTCCGAGTCAAGTCCCCCAGCGTCTACCAGCTGGCTCAACAACCGACCCGCCGTATGGTCCTTGGGCCGACAACGGTAACGGGAACCCTTTTTTCTATCATCAGTTCGCCGACGACTTTGACAATGCGCTCGGCTCAACTGGGCTCTACACCATCTCGGCGGGCGGGGCTGGATCAGTAGCTCACACCCCTGGTGACGGGGGTCTGGCCTTGTTCACTACCGCCGGTGCTAGTGGTAACTTTGAGTCGATTCAGCTCCCGGCCGCCAGCTTCACTGCCCCTCAAGGAGCTTTAGCTGGGAAGAAGATGTTCTACATCGTTCGATTACAGCTGTCGGACGTAGTGAACAGCGCATTTATTGCTGGTCTAGCTAACACCTCCGCGACTCCTTTCGCCGGTCTGACCGACGGCATCTGGTTTTCTAAGGCGAGTGCTAGCAGTCAGATTGTTATCAACGTTGCAGCAGCAAGCAGCGTAAAGTCGTTTAACCTCAATGCGAACTCGTATAACTTGGCGAATGGGGTTAACCTTGATCTGAGTTGGTACATCGACAGGTATGGTAATGTACAGTTCTCAGCTGGGGCACAGTTAGTTGGTTGGCTGCCGCAGAGTGGAACCGGAGCGAGCACTAGTGCACCAGAGCTCTACCCTTCGCTTCCAGTTCTCTGTCCGACTGGCAAGTTGTACTCGGGCAATCAGCCAACGACCGTTGCCTCAGGCTACACTTTACCTACCGCGAATCTAAACGTCACACTGGCGGTGCAGACTGGTGCTGCTGCGGTTAAGACTATGACTGCCGACTTCCACAGTGCAGCGAAGGAGAGGTAAGGTGGAGCTTTACAGCAAGCTCCTGGGCGATGCGAGTAAGAACGTCGGCGTTTGGGCTCGAGGTCGGACGAATTCTGAGACGGGCCAGCTGACTGAGCTACTCGACGCAAAGAAGCTCGCCCCGGATCCGAATGGCAAGCATCTGAGGACTTTGTCCTTGGTCAATGCCCTTTGGACGCTGCAGGAGAAACTCGGGCTTTACGTCTGGACAAGCCAGGAACGAAAGCCCGAGAATCTGTTGCTGATCATGGAGTCTCGGAACTTCATCCGGTTCGATAGGGATATGTCGCTGGATGACTGGCAGGGCAAACTGTACCTCGAGCCGTTTGGTATAGTCGATACGAAGTGGTTCTGGTTTCAACTTGAGTTCGACAAGGTGCTGGAAAGATGAGCCAACTACCAGTTCCGAATCCGCCGAATCCAGTTCCGCAGCCAGCTGGGACTGGAGATCCATTTGCACAGACAGCGACCTACGCCATTGAGTTGGCGATGCGGGATGCAGGGTTGCTGGACAAGATGGACGAGCCCGACTCAGAGGACTATCGTCAGTACCTCGGTCGGCTGAATATGATGATCAACTTCGAGCAGACCCAAGGGCTGAAGTTGTTCCTACAAGAGGACATTTCCTTTATACCAGTTCTCGGCCAACAGCGTTATTCTTGGGGTCCTGGTGGCGATATCCAGATGCCCCGACCGACAAGGATCATCGCTGGGTACTTTACCTTCCCGACCAACACAGTCGGCGAGGTCATCCAGACCGACGCCGGGATCACTATTCAGACCGACTCGGGACTGTCAATCACAACCAGCAGCGGTGGAGCCTCGTTGTCGAATATCCAAGTACGGTTTCCTCTTTACCAACTGTCTCGAGACGAGTGGAACAACCTGGGCGTGTTGAACGCCGGCGGGTTAACGAATAGCTTTTTCGTTGACAAGCAGCAGTTCTATCTGAATCTCTGGTTATGGCTGAACCCAGATGCGTTCACGTCGCAAGCAACAGTTACCTTCACGACCCAGGTCCAGGTCAACCAAGCGATCTCGATCACCGACCAGATGAACTTCCCGATTGAGTGGTTCCAGTGGATGCACTGGGCCCTGGCGTGCGAGATTGATCAAGGGCAGCCGATGGCAATCCAGGCGAAGAACGAATCTATGCGGGATAGCTACCATGAGAAGCTCGTCGATTTCGACGTTGAGGACACTTCGACGTACATCCAGGCCGACCCGAGGAACTTCATGACTACCCGGCGGTTCGCTTAATGAGCACACCGGGCGAACAAGTCGGCCAGGCCGCCTCAGTCCGAGTGCCTAAGCGGTTCCCGCTAGCATCGAAGCCTGGGTTTCGAGCAACGACGATCGCTCTAACCGACCCGTCGATCCGGTCACCTGTCTCCGACGCAATCATGATCAACGCTTACGCGGAGCAAGATCCCGAGGATGGTCAGTACTGGGTGGAGAAGCGCCTCGGCAACCAGACCCTTGCTACGTCAGTTGGGTTGGCCGGAGGAGTTGGGGTGTCGATTAGTGGATTCGGCCTGGCGATCTTTGGCCTGAATATCTACACTTATGTTACAGGTACCGGGCTGACAGCCTTACCTTATGCTGGCACGACAGGGACTCCGTATGTTCCCGGTCGGCCGACGAGCTTCATTCAGCTGTCTGCTCCGGGAGAGTCGCCGTCGAGCGTCTGGGCGGCTAACGGTGGCATGTGGTTAACCAGCCCGACGAATTATAAAAGCATCCAAGATCTCACTGCGACAACCGGTGGAGTGCCTTGGACAGTTCCTCTAGCCGACGGCTGTGCGTTCCTCGACGAAACACTATACGCGATGGACCAGGATGGTAACATCTGGGGATCGAATGTAGGCGATACCACTACTTGGGTAGCGACGACGCTAATTAAGGCCGGCGGCCGCCAGGACGAGCCAGTTTGCCTGGCCCAGCAACTCGAATACATCATTGCGCTAAAGACGACCAGCTTACGCTGCTTCTACGACGCTGGGACGGCGGCTAATACTTCTGGCGTCGGTTCCAACCTCGCTTGGGTTGAAGGCGCCGATGCTAACTACGGTTGCGCGAACGCCGGGTCAGTTCAGTTGATCGACCAGTCTCTCCTTTGGTTAACTTGTAACGATAAGTCCACTCCGCAAATTGCTCGAATGGATGGGCTGCAAGTATCGGTTGTCTCGACACCAGCTGTTGAACGGCTGCTACAGCAACTCCCAATGTCAGGTTTCTACGCCCTGCCGAACGACACCAGGAATGTTGTTTATTCGTCGGGGATAAAGCGCGGTGGGCATAGATTCTACGTTTTGACTTCGTTGAAGGTGAAGGCGGGCGGCTTCCCGTTTACCTTGGCGTATGATCTCGACCAGCAGATGTGGTACCTGTGGATGAGCCCTGGGCTGTCGTATTGGTCGGTTACTGGAGCATCAGCCCAAGGCGACGATACCACGCCGGGAGTGTTCGCTCAGGACATTAGCTCGGGGGCGTTCTATGCCTTAGATATTGACCAAGTATTTCCGACCGACTCGGGCGTTCCCGCTCAGGTGGACATTTACACGCCAAGCTGGGATGCTGGGACGAAGCGGCGGAAGCAGCTTAACGTGATGTACTTCGCCAGCGACCAGGTCTCTGGCAGTAAGATGCTCGTTCGCAAGAGCGACGACGACTATCGAAGCTGGTCGCCATTTCGGGCGGTTTCGCTCTCGACCAAGCGACCGAACCTCACTCGTTGCGGGTCGTTTACTAAGCGAGCACTTAACATCCGCCACGCCGCGCCGACGCCGTTTCGTATTAAGGCCTCTGATTTGCAACTTGACATAGGGACAATCTAATGCCACTCACAACAGTCGTACTGATTCTGAACATCGTTAACGGGCTCTTGACGGCCGCCAAGGACCTACCTGCGGTTCGGCAAGAGGCACAGAGCCTGCTGGAGAAGATCGCTATTCATATCCCTGCAGCGGGGAAGGACCCGCAGGCAGCGTTTATCGCTGCTAAGCAACGGCTGACAAATGGCCTTCAGTCCCTAATAGACCCTGCAACGGGGCAAACCCTGCGTGGCTAGCCCGACGAGGAACCCGATCTCGACTGCGCCGTCGGACCAGTCGGCGATTGTAAATCCGCTGACTGGCAAAGCCAGTACCTGGATGAAGCAGTGGATGCGGCAGATTAAAGGGGTACTGGCGCCAGGTATTACGATCACGACCGTGCCGTTAGCGAAGCTAACCATTGGCGGTGCGAACGGATCAATTCAGGTGGTAAATGGTATTATAACGTCGTACATTGCTCCAACGTAACATATGTCTCTCGTCCGCTTATTTCTTTAATAGTTAACCAGAAGATATGGATGTGACGTCACTCAATATACTCCGCCGACTTGACCTTAGTTGGTCGGATAAGGTCGCTTACTTGGCTTACACGTTGAGCCAGGTCGAAGGCCCAGCATTGCCGCCGATACGCCACCTGTTCGTAAAGGGCCTGTACGTACGCGAGATCCTTATGCCGGCGGATATGTACCTGATCGGTCGGGTGCATAAGGAAGGGCATGTGCTGGAGTTAGTATACGGCGCGCTGGAGATCTTCACCGAGAAGGGTGTTACCTTGCATAAAGCGCCCGACGGGTTTAAGAGCACCCCTGGGTTCCAGATGGTTCTACACACGTTGACTCCTTGCCTCGGTCGGACGACCCATCCGAATCCAGACGAGTGTCGGGACATTAACGTCCTGGAAAATCGAATAGCAGAGCCGAGTGCTCCTGTGCTCGCGCGCGGTAAGCAACTAACACAGGAGCTATTAAAATGAGCCTGACTCTCACAACGGTCTTGGCTACTGCGGCGGTGGTGAGCGCGGGGACTGGGGTCTACGAAGTGTCACAGCAGGGTAAGACCTCGAATGCTGCGCTCGGCCTGGCACAAACCACCCAGGGGGAGCAGGAGTATTATAACAATATGCTCCAGCAGTTGATCGCGAATCCGTCGAGCGTTAGCACGCTGCCGGGGTTCCAGTTCCAAGAGCAAACGGGAGCGGCAGCTGTCGCTGATGCGATGGGCTCGAAAGGACTTGCTGGGAGTGGTAACGAAGGAGCGGCGCTTACGCAGTTCGGCCAGGGGCTGGCGAGTTCGTTTTACAACCAGCAGACACAGTTGTTGTCGTCGCTGTCGGGCGTGACTGCGTCGAGCTCCCCTGCGTCGTCCTACGGGGCTGCGACGAGTGCACAAGGGCAAGAGACTAGTACGATTAGCAGTTTGCTCAATAGTCTCGGCTTCTACGGCATGCTCGGGTATCAGAAAGGCCAAAACGGGGCGCCGGCGAGTACGCCTGCGGGGTCGATTAACGTAACCAACGCCCAGCCGAATCAGCCCATCGACACTAGTCAGTTCGTTTTTAACTGAGGTATTTATGGCCGACGGATCAAACTTAGGTTTCGGCGCAGGTGGAGTAGCGGATGCGCTATCGCTGTACCAGAGCTTGCAAACGGGAGAGATCGACAACGCGCAGAAGAAAGTTCAACTGGAATCCAGCCAAATGCAGCTGGATAATCAGAAGAAACTGCAGGCGAGTCTAGCATCGGGTCAGTTCTCTGACATTGATAGCAAGGATCCGCAGAAGCAAACCGACGCGATTACTAAGCTCGCGCATGAATACCTCGCCGACGGGTTCCCGGAGCAGGCGAAGCAGCTGTCCGACATGGCCAATACGACAGCGAAGACGACCGCCGAAGTCCAGGCTAGTCAGGCCAAGACCTCCCTTGGGTATATCGACACGGCGAATAGCTTGTTCAGCGGCGTGACGAACGCGCAGGAGTGGTCGGCGGCTCAGTTTATGATGCAGAGCGAGTTGCCGCCAGAGGCGATAGCGAGTAACCCGACGTTGAAGCAATTACTTACCGCCCCCTACGACCCGAATAAGGTGAAGATTCTACCAGCGTTTTTGGATCACTTGAAGACGAAGGCGCAGATCCAGCTCGACAATGCGAATGCTCTGCACGCCAACGCGGAGACCAAGACGCAGGAGGTCGACCAGCGGGTTAAGGAGGAGACAATTAACCTGGATAAGACCCGCGAGGAATACCTGAAGAAGACTGGCGCGTTCGATGACGATGACTCGATTGGGAATGACAAGTTGAGCAAGCTTCGGTACTTGGTAGCCAAGGATCAGATTCCGTTACCGTTGGGTACTCGATCGTTAGCTGCACGTAACCAGTTCTTCGCTGATGCGGTTAAGAATAATCCTGATCGTTCGCCCGAGGAAATTGTCCAGGACATGAAGTCCGGCTATATCGGGATGAAAGGCGACTTAACTGAAGCGGGAGTTGTCGCCCGGCGGGAAGGCGCGATTACCGCCGCACAGGCAGCATTGGTGGAACCGAATGGACTATACGATCAATTGGACTCCGCCGCAAAGCAGATTAACTTTGGGGACTCGAAAACACTGACGCAGATTAGAACTGCGCTACAGCGTCATGTGTATGCGAATCCTGCGATCCAGGCCTACGCTACGACACTGGAGGAAACGAGATCCGATTTGGCCACCGTGTTAGCGAAAACCGGACAGACCACCGACCAGTCCCGGGATGCGGCCGCTCGAGCATTGCCTGACACTATAAGTTACGACGAACTCAAAGCAGCGATTAGCGCCTCGACTAAGGCGGCTGATGCGGTGGTGAAAGGGAATAAGACCGTGATGGACGCAATTAAGTCTGGCAAGTCGTTACAAGAAGCCATCAACGCCGGTGCGCCGAAGGTGTTCGCTACGCCTGAGGCGGCTGCGGCCGCGAGGAAGATCGGTAAGCTGCAGGATGGTGATAAGGTAATCGTCGGCGGTAACCGCATGATCTGGAAGGATAATTAACATGCCACTGGTACCAGATACGAGCGAAGCGCCGCCGCAAGGATCGCAGCCGGTCGGCGGGCTGGTAGCTGACCCAGATGCGCCGCCGGAGCAACGCCAGCGAGCTACACTCGACGCCGCGAAGGACTGGGGCTCGTCTATCGCCCGGCCGGTGGCTAAGGCGGGGATTTACGCCCTGACATTCGTGCCGGACATGGCGACGAGTCTGGGGAATGTGATCGTTAACGCGACTGAG